AGTAAGTTTCCTGACTAATTGTTTCCCAAATGACATAATCATCAGGATCAAGATCCCTTAAGAATTGTACTCCTTCATCATCATAATCCTCTGGTTGAGGAACAGGTGCATAAAATCCTCTTGGTTTCATCAAACGCTTTTGTATCATGATAGAAATAGTCTTATCAAACCATGCATCTAATGAGGTTGATAATTTTCTATGTGAAGTACCAACATAAATTTGTCCTGCTACTACAGAACATGTAGCAACACCCCAGAACAGATAATAAAATCCACTCTTAACTTGGTTGCGTAATTTGTTTGTTTTAGTAGTCATAATTTTTACTTGAACTTACATTCTACCATAATTTCGGTAAGACATGCAAGCATGTTAATTTCTTGATCTGCTACGAATGCCATCTGATATTGATACTTAGCAATAATAAGCACAGCAGCAGCAATACTAGGACCGTCAAGGGATGTGTATAAAGCATCGTAGATACGACGGAAGAGAAGATTAGGATCATTATCCAAATTGGAAACCGTCCACTTCCGAACCGATGGGAAATCCTTCTCTTTGAGTTTCTTAATGAGATCATTTACTTTTACATCTGAAAATTCTGCAAGGATTGCTGAGTCTATTATACCACCAACAGAGTATCTTTGGCATTCATTTAAGACTCTTCTCCAGTCTGGAAAGTGCTTGTTGATTAATTCAACAATAACCTTCTTATCAGATTTAATTTTTTCTACATTTAATATTTCGTTGAGTCTTTGGAAAAACGATGCTGCAATTTTCTGCTTCTCTTTACCTTTGATACCAAACTCTACAACAGCACATCGAGAATGTAATGGTTCTATAATTTTATTCTTGTAGTTACAAGTAAAAATAAATCTACAGTTGTTATAAAAAGACTCAATGTTTGCCCTTAATAATAACTGCACATCATGTGTTGTATTGTCTGCCTCATCAATAATGATTACCTTATGAGTGCTAGTTTGTGATAGAGAAACAGTTGATGCAAAATTCTTTGCCTGATTTCTTACAGTATCAAGAAACCTACCTTCATCAGATCCATTAATAATAATGTAGTCGCATGATAATTGTTCACAAAGTGCTCTTGCAATAGTTGTCTTACCACATCCTGCAGGACCAGCAAGTAATAAATTAGGTATCTCACCTTTATCTACAAACTTCTGAAAAGTATTTTTTATACTATCAGGAAGTATACACTCATCTATAGTCTTGGGTCTATATTTTTCGACCCAAAGAAATTCAGTTTTCATTACAAAAGATTCAATGAAATAATAATACGATCTTGGTCACTATCATGTGGTGGTGCCATATGCAACAAACCACTTGGGAAGATTACCAAGTCACCTTCTTCAACTGCAATAGAACTAGTATCACGACTACCAGATTCTGCTGCAAACGGTGAAAAGAACAAAGTACTTTTATGTACCTTTGGGTTTATTCTAGCATAAAATACACAAGAATAACCAACAGTGCCATGATCATGAGGAACATGATAATCTCTGCTCTTATATCTTTGACACCACAGACCACTTACATGAGTAAATTTGTACTGAGAAATTTTTAAAAATTCATCTAGATACGGTTGTGTAATCTTTAAAAAATCTTCGGCATATGGAGGTGCTGATTTATCAAAGTAGTCTGTGTAATCAATATGCGTATGTGGAATACTATTGTTAAAGGGAACCATAGACAATATACGGTTCCCTTCTTTTTTCCATTCAGTTATATTAACCTTATGGATATAAACAGTAAAGAGTGGTAATGACTCAATCGGCATATGTTGAATCTGGTTCCAACGCTATAAAGTAATCTAGATTATACTTGCTGTTGGTAAACTTAGCAAGATTCTTTCTAGAAATTTGAACTTCATATGAACCAGGAATCAACTTGATATTTTCAATCTTGAAATTAAATTCAAATATACTGTCGGTCTCCCCAACAACAAGAGAAAACTCATTAGAGTTGTCATTCTTCTTGTCACGAACTGTCAAAGTAATATTCTTCCCATTACCAACAGCAGCAAGATCTGGCAACTGATATATTGAAGATGCCTTTAGCAACTTCTGAAGTTGAATACTATCTAACTGGAATGATACATCAGGGTTAGTTAATTCAATACCTTTCTCTGGTGGAGATATGATTACATCAGGATCAGCAAAAGCAAATTTTACTTTAGTTGTCTCACCCTCACGAAGAATCATATAAGACTCATTCCTAAGATCTATGTCTGGGTCATTCATAAGATTGACACCATTTAAGAACTGTGGGAGATCATATATCCCAAATTCTTTTTCAAAGTTTTCGTCAACTTCTGCCTCTGCAAGGATGTTCTTCATCACAGATATTGTGCGAAGTTTAGATCCTTTTTTAACCAAAATAGATTGATTAATAGAAGAAAAGTTTTCTAAGAGGTCGATAGTTTTTTCAGATAGTTTCATATCCATTGGTTAAGAGTCCTTGTCTAATTCTTCAAAGTGGTATAATAATACAGCATAGTGTATTATCTTCTGTATGTCAAGTTTTGCAGTTCCTTTTTTATCATATCGAGATGCATACTTAAGTATGTTACTACGACAGAACGCTGATGCATCCCCAACAGAATCAATAAGATCTAGAGTTTGTATTTTGTTAGAGTAATGTTTGGAATATGTTTTTCCAATATACTCTTTTATACTATCTAATATCTCGTCTTCGTTGTACTTGTACTCAGGAGATCCTTCAGCGATTGTGTATGTTGGTTCTCCTGGTGGCCATGGCGAACCAGGAGTCCATTCAAACCCACCAGTTCTTTCGATCCATTCTAGATCATCATCATCATTCATAAGTGGGTAATCCTCCTCAAAGGTTCCGTCTAGTATAGATGCTGCTAGACTCCATGCATTTACCATTATATCACTCCTAAGTGTTTGAGTCAACCTGTATGTTGAATATATTATAACTCATAGTTATCCTAGTAACATCACTTGTAAATGGATACACAGTATGTTTTAACTGTGCAGGGAATACAAATATATCACCTGTCCTAGGAACTACTTTATAACTTCCAGTATACATGTATCCAGAAGGACCGTCAAGAAATTCTAACTGACCAGGACAAGGCATATTAGTTTTGTCCTTAACAGCATCAGATTCTTTTTCTATCTCTTTAGGAACATCAATCATTATAACAGAAGAAAGTTCACCACTGTGAACATGAACAGGATTGAATTCATTTTTCTTTTGAAAATTCATCCAAGGACCATTACCACAATTAAAAGTAAGTCTTGACATTGGTGGATCTGGTTGTCCTAACATATCTTCATTTCTTCTTTGTAAACATCCTGCCATATACCTAAAAATGTGAGGATAAATTTCCTTCACAAATCTATCAGGATCAAGTTCACATTGTAATTGATCATCTATATTACCTGCTAAATCCCATCCAACATTTTGATTTTTAATTTTTGTTTGGATAGATGCATCAACAAGAAAATTTAAAAAGTCCTCTGATATCACTTCATGTAATATCAGAGAACCAAAAGGTTTAATTAGCATCTTCAGATTTAAGATCTACATCTGCATCTACCTTATCATATAAGTCAAGGAAAGCAGATTTTGTTTCATCATCGAAACGATTTAAGCAAACTTGGATTGCTTTGAGTTTGTCACCCCAGATAGCATAGGCACGAACAATGTGAACTAACCTACGAGTTGAGATAACCTCATCAACACCACCATCAAAGAATGTCTTACGAATGATGTCTGCCCAATCTACTAGATGCTTGCAGAATGGAATATCTTGACACTCTTTCTCAAGAATCTTTTGCTCGATAGAAACACTAGGATATGATTGCTCAAATGTTACTGGGAATCTCTCAAGGAATGCTTCGTTAAGAACATTTGTACCGATGAATCTACCATCGTCAGAACCTTTACCTTTTGTGTTAGCAGTAGCAATAACATTGAATCCTTTAGCAGGAAGAACATGCCTACCAATCTTTTTAAGGAATACTCCTTTACCTTCTAGGATAGATTGTAAACATAGTATCTTGTTAGATGCTAGATCGATCTCATCTAAAAGGAGGACAGCTCCTCTCTCCAATGCTTCGACAACTGGACCGTTATGCCATACTGTGCTACCATTGACAAGACGGAAACCACCAATAAGATCATCTTCATCTGTTTCGATTGTGATGTTAACACGAATAAACTCTCTCTTTGTTTGAGCACATGCCTGTTCTACAGAGAAGGTCTTACCATTACCTGATAGACCTGTGATGAATGCAGGATAGAATACCTGAGACTTAATGATCTTTCTGATATCATTGAAGTTGCCAAATTTAACAAAGTGATCATCTGTATCTGGAATAAGATTTGTACTCTGTACTGGTTGAGCAGCAGGTGCTGAATAATTTTTCTCTAGTGCTTCTGCCACAGTTAATGTCCACTTACCACGAGTAACTTTACGGAACTCTTTAAGTTTGTTGACACGCTTTGTAACGCTTTGCACTTGTACATCAAAGTGTGCTGCTGCTTCATTTATTTGCTTACTAGTAACTTCCTTAACAGTATCGTTTTTTGTTAAGAATGAAATCAAGTCTTCGTTTGAAAATTTTGCTTGGAAAGCCATAATGTTGTCTCGTATATGTATATATTATACTGTAAAACAAGGGGGAATAAACCCCCAAGTAGACAGTTTGTTAAGCGACCATCTCAACGAATTCGCCTAATACTTTTTTGTTCATCTTTTTGTTAGTGAAAGACTTTTTAAAAGCAGATCTGATTTGTGCTTTGGTTGCATCCTCAGCAACTTCAAACTCAGTAGTATTTGAAAGATTGTTGGAAGAAAGAACAAAGAATGAATCGTATCCTTGATTCTTAATAGTGAAGGACTTATGCTTTTTCCAATCAGCACGAGCACGATCTCTACCGTCAAAATCAGGAATGTAGTGAGAGATCATAGATGAAAGATCTCTAGCACCAAGTAAACGGAATCCTACAAAATTAACTTGAGGGAAGGATGACTTAAGATCCTCTAATAAGACCTTAGTAAACTTGAAATAAATGTCACTCAACCTACGAGTATAACCATTGTGTCTTAGGAAACAGTTGCTACGAATATGCTTATGACGCAATTCTGGTCTCTCTTCCCAATCACGCTGAACCATTGCAGTTCTACAAAGTGAACTTGCTTCACCATCAGTAAGTACAACACAGTTTACTTTCTCAACTCCAGTATTCTTTTGGAACTGAGGGATGATCTCATGAAGAGAAATTAATGCTTCATTTAAAGGAGTGCCAGATAGTGACATTCTTCTAGGAGTAACACCATGTCTAGAATGAAAACCTTCTGCTATCTTCCAGATATTCAACATCTGTCTCTCACATTCTTTAGCATTACATTTGCTACTAAGAAGATTCATCAAACAGAAATGATCTTCAATGAATAATTCATCTGCACCTTG